GATTTCTGGCCGGAGGCGGCCGACGAGGGGCTGACGCTGGAAGCGTTACTCGACCGCTGCGAAGTGGTGGTCGTGGGCCTAGATGGCGGCGGCCGGGACGATCTCTTCGGCCTAGGGGTCGCGGGACGCGAGCGCGACACCAAGCGCTGGCTGACCTGGTCTCATGCCTGGGCGCTGCGAATGGTGTTGGACCGGCGAAAGGATATCGCTTCGCAGCTCAGCGGCTTCGAAGTCGATGGCGACCTGACCTTCGTCGACACGGGACAGGAGCTGGTCGACGATGTTGCGAAGCTGACCGCTCGGATCCACCAGTCGGGGCTGACCCCGGCGGCGGGTTCGATCGGCAGCGACGCCTGGGGAATGGGGCCGTTGCTGGATGCGCTCGTCGATGCGGGGCTGTTCCCGTACGATGACGCGACCGGCAAGGGGCACGTGGTTTCGGTGCGGCAGGGCGTAGGCCTGACCGGCACGATCAAGACAGTCGAATTCAAGCTGGGCGACGGCATGCTCCTGCATGACGGTTCACGCCTGATGGAGTGGTGTGTCTCGAACGCCCGCGCCGAGCTGAGGGGAAGCAACTTGTACATCAGCAAGCAGATGGCGGGTGCGGGCAAAATCGATCCGCTCATCGCCATGCTGAACGCCGTGCAGCTGCTCGAGGCTGGGCCGGTAGCGGGAGATGGCGAAGGTCCGTCGGTCTATGAGGACCGCGAGATGCTGGTGCTGGGATGAGTATCGACGGTTACCGGCTTTCGGCACAAGCTGCGGCCGCGCAGGCCCGATGGGGGGCGGCGCATTCGCGCGGGGAAGAGCGGGTTGTTCGTCACGAAATGGGCGGTCCCGGAGTTGCGGCGTATTCGATAGCGGACCTGAAGGACGAGCACTTGCCGGAGTTCCTGCAGGGCGGGTTCGCCAATGCTGCGGGCAAGCCAGTGCACGAGCGATCAGCATTGACCAACGCCACGTTCTTCCGCGCGGTGAACCTTATCGCTTCGGCAATCGGGATGCTGCCGCTGAATCTCCATCGCCGCGACGGGAACGCAATTTCGAAGGCGGACGACCATCCGGTCTGGCGTCTGTTGCGAGTGAAGCCGAACAGCTGGCAGACGCCCTACCAGTTCAAGAGCTACATGCAGGGCCGGGTCCTGCTGCATGGCAACGCTTACGCCTACAAGGTTCCGGGAGTGCGCGGTCCGCAGGGCCTTGCTCCGCTCGACCCGCTGCGGGTGCGGCCAGTGATGGGCGATGCATTCACCCTCGCCTACGAATACACGCCGAAGAGCGGCGCCAGGCGTCGGTTCAAAGCAGAAGAATTGCTGCATCTCCGTGCGCCTTGGTCGAGCGATGGAATAACCGGTGACGGGCTGCTCAAGGTTGCTGCCGAAGCGCTGGGCCTCGCGCAGGTCACCGACGAGGCGGCGGCGCGGCTGCTACGGAATGGCGCATATGTCGGCGGCGTGTTGCAACATCCGAAGACCCTGTCGGCAGAGGCCATTTTGAAGCTGCGGTCTCAGTTCGAAGATCGGTACGTGGGCCCGGAAAATGCTGGACGCTGGATGGTGGCCGAGGAAGGGATGGAGGCGAAGCCGCTAGGCACGACCGGGAGGGAAGCGGAGGGCCTCGCCCAGCGAAAGCACCAAGCAGAAGAGGTCAGCCGGTACACAGGCGTGCCGCGTCCGCTGCTGATGTTCGACGAGACGAGTTGGGGCAGCGGGATCGAGCAGCTTGGGTTGTTCCTCGTCACGTACTGCCTGCTGCCCTGGTTCAACGCCTGGGAAGAGACGATCGCGCAGTCGCTGCTGAGTGAGGCCGAGCGTGAAACCTATTACGCCAAATTCAACGAAGGGGCCCTGCTGCGCGGCTCCCTGAAGGATCAGGCGGAGTTCCTTTCGAAGGCCATCGGGGGCCCCGGGGCGGGAGGCTTCATGGTGCCGAATGAGGCCCGCGAGAAAATGGACATGAACCCCGAGCCATGGGGCGACAGGCCCGCGTGGCAGCAAGGAGAGAACGATGCGTAAGCAGATGGGCCTGAAGGTCTTTGCCGCCCAGCGCGCCAGCGCCCTGCCGCTGCCGGGAGAGCGCAAGGTTTCGGCGCTGACCAATGCAAGTGTCCTCGATCGGTGGGACGAGGAAGCTGCGGGCGTTCGCGCGCTGGCGACCGGCGATAACGTCATCACGATGTTCGATATCATCGGCGAAGATTTCTGGACCGGTGGAGGGGTCACAGCGAAAGGCGTTGCCGCCCAGCTGAGGGCTATCGGCGATCGACCTGTCGAGGTGCAAATCAACTCTCCCGGCGGCGACATGTTCGAGGGCATCGCGATCTACAATGTCCTGCGCGAGCATTCGCAGCAGGTGACGATCAAGGTCATGGGAATGGCCGCCAGCGCAGCGTCGATCATCGCCATGGCGGGTGATCGCATCGAGATCGGCGCAGCGAGCTTCCTGATGATCCACAATTGCTGGGTGCTCGCGATCGGCAACCGCCACGACATGGCGGAAACTGCAGAATGGCTGACCCCTTTCGACACCGCGATGGCCGAAGTCTACGCTGCTCGCAGCGGTCTTCCGCTGGCCGACATCCAGAAATGGATGGATGCCGAAACCTACATGAGCGGTTCCACAGCCGTCGAACGCGGTCTCGCCGACGACCTGCTGCCATCCGACCAGATCGAAGTCGATGACGACGCCAAAGCTGCCGACAAGTCGGCCAACGCGCTGCGTGCCATGGAACTGACCCTCGTTTCGGGCGGCATGACCCGGACACAAGCGCGGGCCCGGATCAAGGAAATCAAGGGCACGCCCGGCGCTGCCCAGCAAGGCACGCCTGGCGCTGCCGAGCAGAGCGAACCGGCGGACTGGCTGCCGGATATCCAAGACCTCCTCGCTTCAATGAAGTCGAGTTAATCCAAAGGATCAGAAATGAAGAAGATCGCACTGGCCAGCACTGCGCTGGCATCGCTTTCACTCGCCACCGCTCCGCGCGCCGTACATGCGGCCCCGCGGGCCGACGCGAGCGATCCCAAGCAGATGCTTGCCGAGCTGAAGACCTCTTTCGAGGAATTCAAGAAGGCGAACGACGAGAACCTGAAGGCGAAGGTCGACGACGTCATCCTCACCGAGAAAATCGAGAAGATCGACGCTTCGATGAACGAGATCACCTCGGCGCTCGAGAAGGCGCAGGCGGATCTCGCCGCAGCAAAGCTCGGCGGTACGCCGGGTGACATGCAACCGACCGATCCCGAATACGTCCAGGCCTTCAACGCCCACTTCCGCAAGGGCGAAGTGAGCGCGGCCCTCAGCGTCGGAACGGATGCCGAGGGCGGTTATGTGGCGCCGGTCGAATGGGATCGAACGATCGGGCAATCGCTCCGGCAGATTTCGCCCATGCGGACCCATTCCCAGATCATCACCACGAGCACTGCCGGCTTCAAGCGCCTCTACAGCGACCGGACGATCGGTTCGGGCTGGGTAGGTGAAACCGCCGCGCGGCCGGAAACGACCACCCCGGGCATTTCCGAACTCACCTTCGGCCATGGTGAAATCTACGCCAATCCCGCCGCAACCCAGCAGTTTCTCGACGATGCCGCGGTGAACGTCGAGCAGTGGCTTGCCGATGAAGTCGAACACGAGTTCGCGGTCCAGGAAGGCATCGCATTCCTTTCCGGCAACGGAACCAACAAGCCGTTCGGCGTGCTGACCTATGTGGCCGGCGAAGCAAATGCTTCGAAGCATCCCTTCGGCGCAATTGCGAAGAAGGACGCCGCCGCCGCCGCCGCGATCGACGAAGACGAGATCATGGATACGGTCTATGCCCTGCCCTCGGAGCGGCGCATGGGCGCACAGTTCTTCATGAACCTCACCACGCTGGCGATGGTCCGCAAGATCAAGGACGCCGACGGAAACTATATCTGGCAGCCTGGCCTCACCGAGGGCGAGCCGGCGCGCCTGCTCGGCTACCCCGTAGTCGAAATGTCCGGCATGCCCGATCCTGCAGCGAGCGCGATCCCGGTATTGTTCGGCAACATGCGTGAGACCTATCTTATTATCGATCGCATCGGCATCCGCATCCTGCGGGATCCGTACACCAATAAGCCCTTCGTGCATTTCTACACCACCAAGCGCGTCGGCGGCGGGGTACAGAACCCGGAATACATGCGTGCCATCAAGATGGCCGCTTCCTGATTTCGATACAAAGGCGGGGCGCAGCGATGCGTCCCGCTCTTCTTCGTTCGCGCTGCGGCGCGGGGGTGGAAGGGCGGGAACCCTCGGAAAGGATGGAATGACTATGGCTACCAAGAAAAAGGGTGCGGCAAAGACCGTGACCAAGAAGGCTGGCGACAAGCTCACACCGGCCACCGAAACCGCAGCGAGCGGTGCGCTGGTCGAGAAGGAGATCGCCGAGGAATCGGTGGCCGACCACCCCGCGGTCGACGCCAATCCGCGTTCGGGTGTGCCTGCAGAAAGCAATGCGATCGATTTCAACGATCCGGGGAAGTCGTCGGCAGATGCGGTGGCAGACAACCTCGCCGCAACGCGCGACTGAACTGACCGCGCAGTATCGCCATGCAGTTCGAGCTCGGACACGTCCCCATGCCGGAAGGGTATGGGGACGGCATCTTGTCGCTCGATGCCTGCAAGGCGCATCTGCGGGTCCTCGATGACAGCGAGGACGAACTGATCGCGGCGCTGCGCGATGCTGCGATCGAGTATGTCGAGCGCTATTGCGGGGTGAAGCTGGGCACCCAGACCGGCCTTGCCTGGCGGGCGGAACGCCTGCCCTCGGCGGCCTCCGCACATGTCGACCTGGCGGTGCGGCCGGTGACCGCCATTACCTCGATCTCCTGGCGGGCCGGGAATGGGGCCCAGTTGGAGGGCGCGGTTGTCGACTTCCGGTTCAGCGAGGCCGGGGCACTGCGACCGGCGGTCGGCAAGAGCTGGCCCTCGGGCGCGGCAGGCGAGGTCGAGGTCACCTTTTCCGCCGGCTATGAGGAAGGCGCGGCGCCAGCATCGCTGCTGTCAGCGGTGAAGATGATGCTGGGACATTTGTACATGAACCGCGAAGCGGTGGTGACATCGGGCATGGCGGGTGAAGTGCCGCTGGGCGTAGCCGCGCTGTGTGCGCCGTTCCGGCCGGTGACGATCTGACATGGCGCGGATCGGCAGACGCGATCAGCGGGTCACCTTGCAGCGCTACACCACGTCGTCGAACGACTATGGCGAGGAAGTCGAGACCTGGGGAGACATCGGTACCGAGTGGGCCGCAGTCTTCTACGGGCGGGGGAGCGAGCGCCGACAGGCGGCAATGGAGCAGGGTGCGCAGCCCGCGACGTTCCAGTTCCTGTCGAACCCGGTAACGCGAAGCCTGACGATCAGGGACCGCATCATGCACGCAGGGCAGTGGGACATCGTGGGAATAAGCCCGGACGCACCCGATCGGGGGTTGCTGGAAGTTACGGCAGTTCGCGGGGCTTAGGAGCCGACGCACTGCTTCCATGAAGCGCCAATAGTACCGAACGCGCGACGATATTCGACACGGCTGCCCTCTCCATCGGGCCAGATCGTGAAGGCGAGGGAAACGCCACCATAGGCGTTTTTAACAAGTACCACCTTGGAGCCATCGTCGCGGTCCATCGCGGGGGTGTTGTTCTTGTTTGCGAGGCAGAACGCGACTTCGTTCGGACTGCTATCCGTAAAGAACACTTCGTTCGGTTCTTCGCTGAGTACGGTTTGGGTCGAAGCACAAGCCGAGAGGCTGAGGGCGGCGACTAGTGCAAATGCAGTGTTTCTCATGGCCGCAGTTTAGCCGGCAAGTCGGCACGAGAGTCAAGACGAGGGTTTACGCGATGACCAAAGTTAAGGCCTTGCGGCCGCACCTGAATGTGCACGGCAATCACAAGGCGGGCGATGAATACGATCACGACCGTCCCGCGGTCGATATCAAGTTCGGCTACGTCAGGAAGGTGAAGGCGCGCTCCAAGGCTGCCGATAGGGCAGACAATCCCTCAACCTGATGCGCTTCAGGCTCGATGGCGTCGACGAGGCGCTGCGAAACCTGACGGCAATCGGGGAAGCAGTTTCCGAGCCCGCATTGCAAGCCGATGGCCTGAAGACGCTGGAGCCGGTCGTGAAAGATGCACAGAGCCTAGCACCGGTCGACCAAGGCGACCTGCGGGACAGTATCGAAGCGGCAGTGTTGAACGACGGTTCGGTCGGGGTGATCATCAGGGACTGGAAGGGGCACTTCTTCGAGTTCGGCACGACCCACATGAGAGCAACCCCGATGCTAATTCCAGCCTGGGACGCGAATGTGAACGAATTGAGCAATGCGTTTGCGGACCGGATCCGAGTGCGCATCGAGGCAGCGCCCCGCGTGAGCAGAAGCCGCGTGGGATTGAGGACTGAGGGGTTCTAGATGGAAAAGGACCTTCAGGACCGATTGCGCGCTGCCCATTCGGACATTCTGGGCGAGGTTCACGGACGACCAGCAGTCGATTGGAACGAGCGGAAAGGCAACGAGCGGTCTGCCTTTCCGGCGATCGTCCTGACCACCGTTTCACCGGGGCGCGAATACGTACAGGGCGGCACCGATACGCTCAAACAGCCGCGCATTCGGGCCGAGATCTTCGACCTCACGCCTCTCAGCGTCAAAGCGATGAAAAGGGCGGTGATCGAGGAACTCGAAAGCACTGCCAGACAGGGGGCAACCCAGTTCAGCCGATCACGCCTCGCCTTCGAGCGGGACACGGACCCCGAAGACCTTCCGGGGGGATTGAAGGTCTTTCGGACGATACTCGATTTTTTCGTCCCTCATTCTCCAGCATAGAGGAACCGCATCATGCCTGATTACGTCGAAGGCGTCGTCGCCATCGAAGAGGAGCTGCACCTTACGGACAGCTCGGGAACGCTCACCCAGATCCTTGGCCTGAAGAGCATCAAGGAGCCCAGCTTCACACTGGACGAAATCGAGGACACCGACATGGGCAGCGGCGGCGTCAAGGATTACGTCGCGGGCCTGGGCGACTGGACGCTGTTCGAGGCGACGATCAAGCACCGTCCCGGCAGCGACGAGCACGTGCTGATCGAAGAGCACCTGCTGAGCCGCGAGCGCCGCGCATTCAAGATCGTCCTGCGTGCGAACAATGGCGGGTCGACGGTCGACGGGACGGGTGAAATCCTGCTGCTGGCCTACGACAAGCCGAACCGTGCCACGGGTGCCGTTGTCGATGCGACGCTGCGCGGCCGCGTGCGCCAGTATACTGAAGGCGCAGTGACGGCGCCGGGGGCCTGATATGGGTAACCGTCTCGAGGGCACCGCCACTTTCGAATATGAGGGTCAGACCTACAGCCTGACCCTCAACAACCGCGTCTTGATGGATGCCGAGCGGGTGCTCGGCTATTCGTCGCTCGACGCGGCGGAAGAGGCGCGGCAGGCGCTGGCGGTCGGGCGTAACCCGATGCTTCGTACCGTCGTCGCCATCTTCTACGGTGCGCTGCACCAGAACCACCCGGCTGTGACCGAGGACGAAGCCATCGACATCTTCATGGCTGACGATCCGGCACCGCAAACCGCTTTCAAGGAAATCCTGCTGGGGGTCGAACCGCCCAAGCCGGTGGGAAACGGACGAAAGAAGCTGGCGAACGAGAAGTAGCCTGGGACTGGGAGGCAATCTTCCGGTCCTACCGACAGGCTGGTTACGCGCGGGGCGACTTCTTCGAGGAAACCCCGCGCTCTACCATCCTAGCGCTCCAGGGCGCGAACGAACGAGCGCAGAGCGAACTGCGCAACATCATCACCGGTTCGTGGCTCAACGGCCGCCTGTCCGGAATGATCGATCCCGACACATATCCCTCGCTTGAAGAGATGCTCGGCGAGGAACCGCAGCAAGAAACCGAACCCGAACCTGGTGCAGAACACATCGGCGCCAAGCTCTGGGTGATGTGGCTCAACCGGAAAAAGCAGTGAGGAGAGGCGCAAATGGGCGCGATCGCAAACCTTAGCGCCTCCCTTCGCTGGGATCTGGACGATTTCCAGCGCGGCACAAGCATCGTGGAGGGCACGTTCAAGAACGTCATCGGCCTCGCCGGGAAGGTGGGTGACGCAGTTTCGAATGCGGGCAAAAAGATGACCGCCGGGCTTACGCTTCCGCTCGCGGGTCTGGGAGTGCTGGTGACCAAGGCAGCCAGCGACGCGGAGGAGTTGCAGTCGGCTTTCGATGTGACGTTCGGCAATATGAGCAAGTCGATGAACCGGTGGGCGGTCGAAACCGGCGATCGCATGGGACGCGCCACCCAAGAGATGCAGGAGGGGGCAATAGCCTTCGGTATGCTGTTCAACCAGGCAGCTCCTACCGAAGCCGCCGCCGCACGCATGTCACAGCGCTTCACCGAACTGGCGCAAGATGCGGCCAGTTTTTACAACACCGATTTCGACACGGCCATGGGCAAGATCCGTTCGGGTCTGACAGGGGAGAGCGAGCCCCTGCGCGATTTCGGCGTGTTTCTCACCGAAGCGGCGGTCAAAGCAAAAGCTCTGGAGTTAGGGATCGCCTCTGCCGGGGAGGAACTTAACGAACAGGGGAAGATCATGGTCCGCGCCGCCCTGATCTCCGAAGGCCTGTCGAAAGCTTATGGGGATATCGCCCGAACGTCCGACAGCCTCGCAAACCGGGTACGCGCGATCGGCGGGATGGTTCGGGAATTGGCCATCGAGTTCGGCCAGATCCTCGAGCCATATGCAAAGCGCGCGGCCGCGGCGGTCGCCGGCTTCCTGGAGCGGATCAGCGCTCTCCCGGACGGTGTAAAGCGCGCGGCGGTGGGCTTTGGCATCTTTCTAGCCGCGCTTGGGCCTCTGTCGATGGCCCTATCCGCACTGGCAGTAACCATCCTGCCTTTGCTGCTGATCAAGATGGGGCCGCTGTTCGCTGTTATCAGCGCAATCGTGAACCCGATTGGTACGGCTGTCGTGATGGCGGGCAAGCTTATTGCGGAGTTCGGCGGTCTAACCGCTGTTGTAAGTAAGCTTGGGCCGGTTCTCCTGCGCTTCCTTGGTCCGGTGGGGCTGATCATTGCTGCTTTCCAGTTGTTTGGTGATAGCATCCTTCGTGGGCTGCAGGGGTTCTGGCGCTTTATCTCGGATGCGTTCGGCACCGGGCTGCAAAACCTCATGGCAACGCTGAGCGACAGGATTGACCGTGTTGCAGAGGCGTTTCAGGCATTCATGGACACGCCGCTTGGCGGGTTCATTGCTGAAGTTGTCGATTTCCTTGGGACACTGCTGGAGGTCCTTATCACGCTGGCCGGTTATGTGGCCGGTGAGTTCATTTCGGCCTTCTTCGAAGGGCTGATGATGATTGCCGATGTGGTCGGCGGCGTGGTCGAGACGGTCACCAAGCTGCTGTCGGGCGACTGGGCGGGCGCGTGGGATGCTGCCGTGCAAACCGTTGGCCGCGCGGTCATTCGCATCGGCAATTGGATCGAGGGGCTGTGGCCGTGGCTGGGCGGCATGGTCAAAATGCTGGGCCAGCTTACAGGCGCGGAACTAAGCGAGCCGAAGAAGCCTACCGGCACCGCTGGCGGGTCCGGTGCTGCACCAGCGGCTGCAAATGATGTCGAGGGTGGGAATTACACCATCGCGGGCACCGGCAAGGCGGCAAAGGGGCGCACCGCGCGCGGTCGCGCCGGGCCGACCGCCGAAGACCTCGCGGCCCGCCGCGAAGAAATCCGGCTTGAGCAGGAGCTTTCGGTCGCTCGCGAAAGGGGCGACATGGACGTCATTCGCGCAATTGAGCGCCAGATGGACTTGCGCGGCAAGATTGAGCGTTATGAGCGCGCGGGCCTCAAGACTGCGGACGCACGCATCGCAGCCGAGCGGGATATGGCCGAACTGGATCAAGCGCGCAAACGGGCGCTGGAAGAGTTCCTTTTCGAGCGGCAGGTGGAAACCGAATATCAGGTCGCCATCCTGAACAACGACTACGAACACCTGCGCTATCTGGATGACGAACTCGACCTCCAGCGCCGCATCAACGATCTGAACCGCGAGGGTTATGACCTTGCAACCGCCGAGAAGATCGCCCGCGACGAGATTCTGGCAATCGAGCAGGCAAGAGAGGCGGCAGCTTCGCGTAGGCTGGAAGACGAAAAGCTTGCGCATGAACTGGAACTGGCGCGGCTGCGCGGCGATGACGACCGCAGCATTCGGATGCGCGAAGAAGAACTGCGCCGCCGTGATCGGGTCGATTACCTTATGGATCGTGGCGGAATGTCGCGCTCCGAGGCCGAAGAGCAGGCGTTGCGCGAGGCGGCCGACCGTTCGCAGGCCCACTTACAGGGCACGTTCCGCGATGCCTTCCGAAATGGCCTGCAGGCTGCATTGGATGGCAATCTGAAGGGCTTCTTCGAAGGCTGGATGCGGGACCGAACGTTCAATGCGCTTTCCAGGGTGTTGGACAGGCTGGCCGACAACCTCGCGAACCTGATCTCGGGCAACTCGCAAGGCGGGGGCCTATTCAGTGGTATCCTCGGCCTGTTCGGTAAGTCCGTCCCTGCGCCGTCCACTGGCACGAGCGGGGGGTGGAGTGTTCCAACCGGGGGTGGGCCAATGGGTTTGGCGACCGGGGGGAGTTTCAAGGTCGCTGGTCACTCGGGGATCGATAGCAATCTCCTGTCCTTGAATGGCAGGCCGGTAGCGCGCGTTACCTCGGGCGAAGTGGTGGATGTTCACAGGGGAGACCCGCAGGGGCGAGGTTCCCCGGTCGTGGTTGAAATCGTCGCCGGTGAAATGTTCGATGCCCGCGTCGTCCAGGGTGCTGCGCGGGTGGTCCAGGCATCGGGCCCGACGATGATGAGCATGGCATCTGCCCGGACCCGGCGGGATGCGGCGCGACCAGCGATGCCTGGCGGGAGGACCGGATAATGGCGATCGTTCCTTATCCCGACCCGCATCACCACACCGACATCGGATTGCGTCCGATGGTGGCGGCGCAGGTCAGCCGGTCCGAACTGACCCACGCGCGGCAGGCGGTCGACCTGGGATATTCCTGGTGGGAGGCTTCAATCGCTGTCAAAACCATGCGGCAGGAGGACGCCCGGGGGTGGCAGGTGTTCTTCGGGCGCGTGCGGGGGCCGGTGCACAGCTTTCGCGTTCCGATTACCACGGATCCACAGCATGACGGCACGTTCACGGTGCGTGCGAACGGTGCCGGGTCCGGATACGAATTGCAGACCGACGGGTGGCCGGCCAGTTCGACGATCCTGCTGGCCGGGCAATTCGTGACGGTGGGCGACCAGCTGATGCGGCTCGACCAGGACGCGGCGACCAATGCTGCCGGCGCAGCGCTGCTGAAATTCCATGCACCGCTGCGCCGCGTGGTGGCGAACGACACGCCGATCGAGAGCAGGAACCCCTGGCTGCTGGCATCGATGCCCGAGGGGGCGCCCATGCTCTCGGTAGGACTGGCGCGGATCCAGTCCGGCTTCGGCATCGACGTGGTGGAGGCGTATTAATGGACGCGGCCACGATCGAAGCGCTGGGGCAGGAAATCGTCTATGTGCAGTGGTTCGCCTGGATCGACATAGAAGGCGACCCTGTCCGCGCGGTTTCGGGTGTGCAGGACATCGTCTTCGGAGCGGGCGAAACCGGCGACCCCGATCTGGACGGACAAACCTTCAACGCCGTGCCGAGCGACCTGGTGGCGATCGGCGACGTGGGGCATTCGGAAGGCGGGTCCGAAACCGTGACCGCGATGCTTTCCGGCTTGCCGGTAGAAGATGGCGGACTGCTGGACGTGGTCGGACAGAAGGCCAAGTGGCGCAAGCGCGAGGCAAGGCTGTGGTTCCGCCTGCTGGAACCGATCAACAACCCGCCCACGCAGTTCGCACCGCTTCCGATCCATCGTTACTACAGCGGTTACCTGGTCAATCTGACGGTCGAAACGTCGGCCGACGAGCAGACCATCGTGGCCACCATCGAGAACTATCTGGCAGCGCTGAGCGAGGGTTCGGGCCTGACCTACCTGCACCAGAGCGAATTCGACCCCGGCGACAACAGTGCAAGCCAGACGCTGGCGGCGGCCAACGGGATGCAGAAAGCCGGGGTCAGCGGAAGCTATGGCAGGGGCGGTGGGGGCGGCGGTGGCGGCGGCCGTGATGTCAGGCCGCGGCAGGTGATGAAGTGAGCGCGCTGCTGCCCGACTGGGAGGAACGCCTGTCGGACACGATCCGCACCTGGAGGGCGCGCCCGTTCCGCTGGGACCGCGACTGCGGGCGCTGGGCGGCGGCCTGCGTGATCGCGCAGACGGGCGAGGACCCGTTGGCAGATCTGCGCGGCCAGTATTCGACGAAGCGGCAGGCGCTGAAGCTGCTGGCCGAAAAATCGATGAGCGAAAGGCTGGATGCAATGTTCGACCGGGTCCACCCCTGCTTCGCGCAGCGCGGTGACATCGCGCTGGTGCAGGAAAGCTGCCTCGGCTGCGTGATCGGCGGCGAGGCGCTGTTCTATTTCGCGGGGGGCGGAATGGTGGCGGTGCCCAGAGCGGACTGGACTGCCGCCTGGAAGGTCGGCCGCGATGGGTAAGGTCGTCAAGGGTGCGCTGAAGGTTGTCGGAGCCGTTGCTGCTGTCGCCTCGATCGTAGCAACAGCAGGAACCGCTTTAGGCTTCGTCGCAGCGGGTAGCTCGCTGTTCGGATTGGGAGTCTCTGCGGCGGCGTTTTCTGCGATCGCCGCGGGGACTGCTCTTGCCACGGGGCTGCTTGGCGGCACCGCAAACGTCCCGCAATCCGAGGTGCAACTTGGCCGCCTCTATGCGCGTCTCGATACACAAGCGCCACGCAAGATCGTGCTCGGACCGGACACAGCGTTTCCGGCCGACATTCGATATTACGAAGGCAGCGGCGAAGACGAAGAATACGTCGATTACGTAGTCGCGCTGGCGGCGCATCGCATCGGAACGGTCAAACAGATCTGGTTCGAGGACGAGCTGGCCTGGTCGTCCGCTGCCGGCGTCCAAGGCGATTACGTCGGCTATCTGTCGAACGTGACGGTTCGCACCGAAGGCAATGCCGCGAACACGATCGGCATCAATGGCGGGGCACGCTGGGGCAGCGACGACCGGCTGACCGGCTGTGCGTATCTGCGCCTGCGCGTGAAGCGCACCGGGAACAGCGACAGCGAACAATCGCCGCTGGCTTCGGGACTGCCCGGCCGGGTCACGATAATCGGCGACGGAATGCCGATGTACGATCCGCGTTACGACAGCACGGTCGGCGGATCGGGTTCGCAGCGCATCGACGACCAGGCGACGTGGGGCCCGAGTTCGGGCAATCTGGTGATCCAGGCGCTGAACGTGCTGATTGGTTGGCGGATAAACGGGCGGCTGTCGGTCGGTGCAGGCCTGCCGGCCAAGTATCTCGACCTCGACAGCGCGATCACCGCCGCCAATATCTGCGACGAGCCGATCAACCTGTCCACCGGCGGAACGCAGCCGCGGTATCGCGGGGCGGGGGCGTTCAGCACCGACGATTCGCCGATGAATATCGTCACCGCATTGCTGGCGGGCTGCGCGGGCGACCTGCTGGACAGCGAAGGGCGGCTGAGCTTCCTGATCAAGGCCAATACGCTGGCAATGCCGGCGGTCACCTTCGACGATCATGACGTTGTGAGCGGCGCGCAATGGGACCCGATGGGCGGCAAGACCAATGTGCCGAACATCATTTCGGGGTCCTATGTCGATCCCGGCGCGCTGTACCAGCTGGCGCCCTATCCTTCGGTCGAGATCGCGAGCGAAGACGGCATCGACCGCACGGCACCGATCGATTTCGGCGTGGTCGAGAATGCGCCCCAGGCCGAGCGCCTGGGCAAGCAGACCCTGCAGCGGATGCAGTATCCCGGCACGTTCACCGCCGAATACAACATGAAGGGCATGGCGGCGAAGGTCGGCAAAATCGTGTGGCAGACCTATTCCCCGCGCGGATGGGTCGACAAGCCGTTCCGGGTGGTGAGCCAGAGACCGAGCCGGTCGGGAAGGATCGCGCTGGTCCTGCGGGAAGAGCATGCCAGTATCTATGCCTGGGAGGCGGAGGACAGCGCCTCGGTGCAACCCGCGGAGCCGGTGCGGTTCGACCCGCGCAATGCGGGGCCGGTCCTGCTGGCGCGCAAGGCCGCGCAGACGGCGGATTGGCCGAAGGTCACGGACAGCGAGAACACGAAGCCGGAAAACAATGCGACGGTGGGGGCTACGATTCCGACGCCTGGCAGTCCGGCCCCGGGGAATATTCGCGACGAAACCGGCGAGGCCTGGAATCCGGGCGAGCTGCTCAATTCGCAAATTGAAATCACGCCGTTCGGGCGGCTGCAGTATCACCCGTTCCCTGAATCCGCGCCCGTGGCGCTGGGCGAGATTGCCTTGCCCGATCTAGGCGCTTCGAGCGAAGGGGCGGTATCGCGGAGCAATGATGCGATCGACCGGCTTTCGCAGAGTTATATCACGCTGCTGTCGGAAGTGTCGAAAACCCGCGAGACGTTTCGCGATGCCGGGTTCTTCGTCGATCCGGCCACCGGCACCGTCAAGATCCACGCGGCCGAGCAGACCGCCGAGCAACTCGGCGAGGTGTCGATCCGGCTCAATGCGGCCGAAGGGAGCATCAACCTCAAGGCGAGCACCAATTACGTCGACGAGCAGATCGCCATGGCGGTGCTCGACCCGAGCCAGATCGCCGACCTCGAGGCGGTGTTCCTGCGCCTGGGAATCGCCGAGGTCGATATCGACGCGCTGCAGGGTGCGATCGATCTGAAGGCATCGGTGACGGAACTCTCGGGCATCGAGGGCCGCGTTACGACAGCCGAGCAGGCGATCGATGCCCAGAACGGCGTCATCGCATCGAAGGCGGACACAGCCACCGTGACCGCGCTCGACAGCCGTGTGGCCAGCGCGGAGCAGACGATCACCGCCCTGGGCGATGTGGCGAGCATCGAGCAGTCGGTCAGCACTGTGCGGTTTCTGGGAGATCAGGTCGATGCGGGTGCCGAGGCGGACCTTCTCGCCATCCTCACCGGCGACGAAAACCGGCGCAAGGCCATCGCCGGAATAGCTGCGGCGCGCAGCGAAATCACGACCAAGATCAACGCGGACTTGACGATCGAGGCGGCGCGGCGGAGCGAACTCGGTGTGCGCGTCGGCAATGCCGAGGGCGCGATCGCCAGCGAAAGCCTGTCCCGTGCGTCGATGGATTCGGTTCTGGCGCAGAGCATCGATGCGCTCGTAGCCAGCCTAGATGACGAGGCCGGAGCGCGTCAGGCGGCGGTGCAAACCGAGCGGCAGGCGCGGATCGATGGCGATGGAGCGCTGGCACAGGACATCTCCGCGTTGACCGCAAGCGTGGACGACGGGTTCAAGGCCAGCGCCGCCGCCCTGACTGCCGAGGGTCAGGCGCGAGCGGACGCGGACGGGAACCTGTTCGCAGGCCAGGCCGAGCAGGCGATGGTGAGCCGTGGCCTTACCGGCCATGCAGCGGCCGCCGCCGAAGGCAACTTGCTCGCCCTTCTGGAAAATGACCGCGCCCGCCGAACGAGCCATGCCGAGATTGCCGCCGCTAGGCGGGAAATCACCTCGCGCATCACGGACGAGGGTGAAGCGTTCGCGGCGCAGACCCTCGCACTCGTCGCGCAGATCGGGGAAGCACGCGCAGACATTGTCCAGGAATCCGCCGCGCGTGCCACCGCCGATCAGGCGCTGGCGCTGCAGATTACGGAGCTGACTGCCGAAGTCGACGGCAATCTCGCCGCTATCACGCAGGAGACCGCTGCGCGCTCGACGGCCGACGAAGCCCTTGCGCAGCAAATTTTTTCTCTGGCCGCGACCAGCGATGCGAACGCCGCTGCGGTTGCGCAAGAGGCGCAGGCGCGGATCGCTGCGGACGGCGCGATCGCCGGGACGGTGCAGACCGTCAGCACCCGCGTGGATGGCGCCGAGGCGTCGATCACCGAGTTCAGCCAGAGCATCGATGGTCTCGAAGCGCGGGCTGGTGTGCGCCTGGACGTAAACGGCAGGGTCACGGGTTGGTCTCTGAATAACGATGGCGAGACCGGCGATTTCGTGATCGTCGCCGACAGCTTCGCGATCGTTGACCCGGATGGAGGAGACCGCACCGAATATGCTGACGGCGTCTGGCGCATCTATGCCGGCGCCTTCATGAAGGTCACCGGTTCGGGCTTCGGCACAAATGGTCAGTTCATCGAATGGTATGGCCCAATCCGCGCGATCGCAGAGTGCAACGAGGCCGATGCGATCTCCTATCAGCGCCGCGACGGGTCTGCCTATTTCGGCGGGACGCTGTCGGCGGGCATCACCAAGAACGCGGTCAAGACAACCAGCCTCGCGAGCAACGCTGCAATCTCGACCGGCCCGGTCGGTTCGAACGGTGGGCCGCGTGTTATCGTGTTGAGCTATAGCTGGAACTCGATTGCATCGATTGCCGGCTCTTGCCCGGTGCCAGCCACGCCGAGCGCCACGGTCAAGCTCTACCGAGGCGAGACCGAGATCGGCACACTTGCCCTGACAGGCACCGTAACCTGCGAACCGGCGCTCGCCGCCGGCGAGCCTGGCTTCTGGCAGGAAAGCATCTCCGGCTCGATCACGATCACCGACAACTCCGGCGGGCTGGAAGCGGAATACTCGGCATCGCTCACGGCCCGGTCTTTGACCTCGCCTGGCGAGCTTTTCGACCCGGGGCAGCCGCCACAGCAATCCCAGACAATCAGCATCACGCAAACCGAAGAATAGGAGGCCATCATGGCTTGGTACAAAGCAGGCACCGTCACCGTCACCAATGGCAGCGCGACCGTAACCGGAGCGGGGACCGCGTTCGTCGCCAATGCGAAGATCGGCGAGGGCTTCGAAGGGCCGGATGGCCGCACCTACGAGATCGCCGATGTGCCGTCGAACACGGAGCTGACCCTCGCCCGTACCTACACCGGAGCGACCGCTGCGGGACAAAATTACGGGATACTGCCAACCCAGTCACTGATGGGCGATGTCGTGGTTCGGCTCGACAGCCTTCTTGCCAGCTTTTCCGATGTGCGAGATGGCATCGGAGCGGGTCTGTTTCCGGATGGATCGCTCGCCGCACCGGCGATGCGATTCGCTGTCGATCAAGACACCGGACTGCGCTTGGCGGGATCCAATTCCCTCGCGGTGGTCGCTGGCGGCGCAGATCGTTTCTCGGTGAGCGATACTCGCCTTCAGGCATCTGTTCGCTTCAGTTTCGTCCAACAGGACAATGTCGGTGTAACCAGCCCGGCCTTGGGGGCTTTGCCTGGCGCACCTGCCGGCACGGGTGTCACGGCCGCATTCAGCATCGCCAATTCTTACGGCCTTCTGATCGGGACCTATGGCTTCAGCGGCGACACCTGGTTGCAGTCCCAGCGAATTGATGGCGTCGCTACCGCCTACAATTTGAACCTGCAGCCTGCCGGCGGAAATCTTCTGGTCGGAACGGTCACCAGCTCCGATTCTTCGCATCGAATGGTGAAACCTTCGAGCGAAAACAAGATCCTCGGCCTCGGCGAGCCGGCGGCCGACGTTCATCATTTCTACGGTGCTTTCGGTGCGGCAGCATCTCCCGCTGCAGCGGCATATCGCGTCAACGCCAACGGAACGACGGGGCGATCCATTAACGCCGGCGGCACGATCAACGCCAGCGGTGCCGATTATGCGGAGTATGTTCGTAAGGCCGATGGATGTGGCGATATCGCCAAGGGTGATGTTTGCGGCATCGATCGCGATGGCTTGCTGACGAAGAGCTGGTCCGACGCGGTCCGTTATGTGGTGAAGTCGACCGATCCGAATCTGGTAGGAGGCGACAACTGGAGCCATTGTGTTGGTGCCCGCCCTGCGCCGCCCGCGCCCCTCGCAGCCGAGCCGTCTGCGCCCATAGCTCCCGCCCCGTTCACCGACACGGCGCCCGAGCAAGCCGAGGATGAAAGCGAAGGCAAATTCGCGGTGCGCCAATTTTTCTGGCAAGAAGCAAAGGATGCCGCCGACGCCGAGATGGCGCAGTACGCGCAGGCTCTCGCCACATTTCCCTCTGCCTTGGCCCAATGGCAGTCCGCCAAGACGCAGCACGAAGCTGCAATGAGCGCCTACGCAGCCGATCTGGCCGATTGGGAGGAGGTCTTCGAAGCCGAGCGCCAGACCGTAGATCGCATCGCATTCTGCGGACAGGCGCCGGTCAATGTCAGCCCGGCCGTGCTGACCGAGTGCGAAGCGGCGCTGGATGATGGCGAGGCAACCTACCTCGTTGCGGTGGCCAACGACGGCGGGATCGGTGCGCAGGCGGTTCGCGATTCTGACATGACCCTGCCCCTCTACATGCGCCGCCTGGGCGCGGTGTGGCGGATCGAAGACGGGCGCCCGGTGATCGACGTGCAGCACGGCTGAGCAGGCAGTTCGCGGCAACCCATAGAGGAGAAATACAGATGTCCGCACATTTCGCGGCTGCGGTGGCGATAGCCACCAGCGGCCCCAAGGTCGTGGCCGGCTGCGGGAGGTGCGGATGGTCGAAGGTATCCTGACCGGACTGCGGATCGGCGCAAGCATCCTGTGGGTGTCGATCGCAGTGCGGGTGGTGATCGAGAGCTGGCACGTCACCGAGCAGCCCGCCGAGATCCGCAAACGTGGCTGGAGCTATTGGCGCGCGATGCTGCTGGTGATGGCCTTTGTGATCGTGGGTCTCTTCTCGCCCGAGAACATCTTGCGGGCGCATGGCTACATCACCGAGCAAACCGGTTTCTGGCTGATGAGCGCCGGTGTGATCGGCCTGCACATCTGCGCCTATCTGACGCTGATCGGGCTGGATATCGCGACCGGGCAGGGCAATCGCGCCTGGCCGGCATACCTGCTGATTTCGATCGTCTCGCTCACCTACGGCGTAACGCGGGGAATGCCATGAAGAGTGTACTGGTGGGGTTGCAGGAATATGGCGCGGTCATCTTCGGACTGGTCGTGGGGACGGTGGCGCATTTCGGGCGGCTGTTGTCCGATGGCCAGATGCCGACCTGGGCGCAGGCGGTCGGTTATTTCATGCAGCTGGGCCTGATCGGGCTGGTGGCGGTGGTGGCGACCAAGATGCTCGGCCTGACCGACGCCGACACACGTGCGCTTGCCACGGCGATCCTGGCGATCTCTGCGCAGGAGGTGGTGCGATATTTGAAGGCGCGGGGGTGGATGCATTTCGTTCGCTACGCGTCGCCGGCCGATGCCGCGCAGGCGGAACAGGAGCTGCGCGCGTGGGAGCGGCGCGTGGCGAGCGGCGATCTCGAGAAGCTGCTGCACAAACTCGACAAGGACGGAAGGGACGAGGAATGACCGACCCACGCAAGAGGTATTTCGACGCGGCGCGTGCTGCGGATGAGGACGGCGTGCTTGTCCTCGACGATATCAACAAGATCCACGCGGTGCTCGACCTGGCGGGGGTGCCGCGCAACGCCATGCCGGCGATCCCCATTGCCGAGCCCGGTGGGCCTGACCAAGTGGGCGATGACGGCATCAATTTGATCAAGCAGTTCGAGGGCTGCGCGCGGCTGCGCGAGGGCGGGCTGATCGAAGCCTATCCGGACCCCGGCACGGGCGGCGAACCGTGGACGATTGGCTGGGGCGCCACGCGCGACGGGCTGCACGGCTATGTGTGCGAGGGCACCGTCTGGACGCAGGAGCAGTGCGACGAGCGGCTCGTTTCGGACCTGGTGCGTTATGCGAACGACGTCGCGCGGGCGATCGGGGATGCGCCGACCAGCCAGGCGCAGTTCGATGCCATGGTCAGCTTCCACTACAACACGGGGGCGATCGGGTGGGCCACGCTGACTAAGAAGCACAAGGCGCGCGACTATGAGGGCGCTGCGGCCGAATTCGCGCGGTGGAACCGCGCGGGCGGGCGCGTGCTCAAAGGGTTGGTTCGCCGCCGCGGCAGCGAGGCGAAGATGTACAGGAGCGGATCGTGAACCACGATTGGCAGCGCTTTGCCGCGATCGTCATGCTCGCGCTGCTCGGCGGCGGCATCGTCGTTTGGCTTATCGTTTCGGTGGTGTGGGACGGCAAGCTGTCCGCGATCGACGGCGGCGCGCTGGCGGCGGCGTTCCTGTCGCTGCGTGAGGTATTCTCCAAGATCGAGAAGATCGCGCTGGGCATTCGCACGCCGGAGCCGGTGACCGACCCGGTGGGGGAAGACCAATGATCGGCGACAACATCGGCCCGCTCATCTGGCAGGGTATCAAGAACCGGGTGCGCGGCGCGGTCGCCGATTACTGGCTGATCGGGTTGGCGCTCGTGCTGTTCGTCGCCGGGCTTTGGGTGGGGGGCTTGCAGTGA